CAGACATTCAATTTTTTAAACCTTTTTATGATGATATTTTAAAAGAAGTAGACGGTTATGATGCAGCATTTCAAAATGATTATGGTGGAGGTGTTAATACTGGTTTCTTTATAATGAAATCTACACCAAAAACCAGAGCTTTTTTAAAAACAGTTGAAGGTAATTTAGAAAAATTTCCAGAAGAACAAGTTTGTTTTAATCATTTGATTCAAAATTTTTCACAATACGAAAAAATTTCATTTAATTGTAAATTCTTACCAAGAAGATATTGGACTTATGGCGAAAAAGCCATAACACCAAAGCCTAATGGCGAACCATATAGTATTTGGGATGGAAATGATGCAGATTTTGAAATACCTAAAGATATTATTATGCATCATGGAAATTGGACAAATACATTTGCCAATAAAATTAAATTATTAGATTTGGTTAGGTTAAAATATGAAAAACTTTGAAAAATTTGTTATTGAAACACAACAAAATCCGTATCCGCCATACCACAAAGGAAAATATTTGGAACAATATTTTATTGATTATTATTTTAAACATAAAAATGAATTTAAAAATTCTAACCATGAGTTTATACCCGTATGTTGGACGGATATCTATTTGCATAGAGCAGATTTAATAAACGATCTACAATTAGAATTAGACAAATTAGATCAATCAAGAAAATATTTTACAGTATCTCAACACGACGATGCTCCATTTCAAAAATTACCACCTAACACTAAAAACTATTCTGCTGGAGGTAATCAACCAAACATAACACCTATTCCTTTAATTTGCAGTCCAATACCAAACATACCAGATTGCACAAAAAAAGACGTTTTCTGTAGCTTTGTAGGAAGTATTACTCAACCTATACAAGGATGGGGTAAAATTTCTTATGATATAAGAATGAACATGCTTGAAACACTTGTTAATGATACAAAATATACTTTAAAACCCAAGCATTGGTCACCAAAAATAAACGAAGAAAGAAAAGATTTATTTTTAGATTTAACTTCTAGAAGTAAATTTACATTATGTCCTCGCGGCTACGGTGCTACTAGTTTTCGTTTATATGAAGCCATGCAAATGAAATCAATACCAGTTTATATTTTTTACAAAAAACCACATTTGCCATTTTCTAACAAGATAGATTGGAATAAAATTGCTATTTTAATTGATTATGATAATATTAATCAAATAAATAACATATTAACCAATATTTCTGATGAGAAATATCAAGAAATGGTAAATTACACATCAGAAATTTATTCTGATTATTTTTCTTTAGAAGGAGCTAGTAAACAAATTTTAGAAAGTTTAAAATGAAAAAAATATTATTTGTTATAGCAAAATATAATGATGATCGTCAAAAAATATTTGATGAGATTATTTCTCCCAGAAATAAAAAATATGCTGAAAAGCATAACTTTAAATACATTGAAATAAAAAATGAACACACAATCTCTTTGTATCGAAATAACCCTACATGGTGGAAATTTACTATTGTTAAAGATTTAATAGATAATAATAAAGTATCTGATGGTGATATTATAGCCCATATTGATGCTGATATGTATTTTGTAAAAGATGATGTTTCTATTGAAACTCCTAAATCCTTTTCTTATGCTATTGATAGTGGAAACACCCACTGTATGGGATGGTATAGTATAAGAGTTAATGATTGGTCTAAAAAATTAATAGAAAACATTTTATCTCAAGAGAGATATGATAAACTTTCTAATAAAATTTCTATCCATGAAAGATTTCAAACACATTCTAGTTTTTGGCATGAATTTAGAGAACAAGCAAGTTGGTATAGTTTGGCTGGAATAAAAAGACATTCCGATAAATCATTTTGGGATTATCCAAATAATGGATATCATAGCGAATATAACGAAGATGTAATTTATTCCATTGAAGACTTAAATAACAATGTTCACATTTTTCCTACAGGGTTTAATGTTACAGAATGGGAAGGAGAAAGTAGTTGTCAATTTGATATAAATAAAACACCTAAAGAAAATGTTGTTATAAGACATTTTGCTGGTGGGCAAGATTGGAAAAATGTTAAAAATTGGTTGAATGAAAAAAATTAAAATAAATTTTGTTGATTTTTGGGGAAATTTTTTAAAAGATGACAATTATTTTTATAATCTTTTAAAAACTAAATATGATGTTGAAATAGATGAAAAACATCCAGATGTTTTGTTTTTTTCTGTAGACTATGGAAACACTAGAGAAAGATTCAAATATAATAATTGCTTAAAAGTTTTTTATACAGGAGAAGATATAGCTCCAAATTGGGAAGAATGTGATTTGGCTTATACTTTTCGTCATTCTGAAGATCCTAGAGAATATAGACTTCCGTTATGGGCATTATATTTGAATTGGTTTAATCGACCATATAATGATGATAGAGATCAAGCATTACTTTGGGATATTAACGCTTTTTTAAATAAACCAACACAAGTCGATAAACCCAATTTTTGTGCATTTATAAACACTCAGCCAAAAGGAAAACGTGTTGAATTTGTTCCAAAATTAATGCAGTATAAAAAAGTAGACTGTGCTGGTCCTTTATATCACAATACACCATATACAATTACCGATAAAAATGGAAATTGGGCAAGAGGAGATCAAAAATATAAAGTGGAGTGGATGTCCTCATATAAATTCGCAATAGCTATGGAGAACTGTTCTTCGCTTGGATATTGTACAGAAAAAATAATCCATGCAATGTTTTCTAATTCTATTCCGATTTATTGGGGATCAGAAAGTGTTATAAATGATTTTAATCCAAACTCTTTTATTAACTGTCACGATTATAATTCTGATGAAGAAGTTATTGAAAAAATTAAAGAGTTGGACACTGATAATAAAAAATATGCTAAAATGCTTATGGGTGAACCTTGGTTTAATAATAATAAAATTCCTGATTTTGTTCAACCAGACTCTGTTATTAAATTACTTTCAGACAAAATTAACTAATGAAACCAGATAAAATTTATATAGTTCACTATACAAAATTAAAAGAAAGATATGAAAATATTTTTCCTTTTTTAGAATCTTGTAAAGTTCCTTATGAGTTTATTACAGATTATGATAAAGAAGATTTAAATGAAAACTTGCTAAAACAATTTTATTTAGGAGATGAAGAAAAATTTTTAAATAAAATAAACTATTCTTACAATTTTTTAAATTGTAACTACAGGATTTTAAATGAAGCAGAAATATCTTGTACAATCAAACATTTGGTAGCTATTAAAAAACTATCAGAAGAATGTTCTAATTTTGGGTTAATTTTAGAAGATGATGCAATTTTTTATGAAAATTTTAACAAAAATTATAAAAAGTGTTTTGAAGAAACTCCTAATGATTGGGATGCTATATTTTTAGGAGAAGGATGTGGAGTTAATTTCCAAACATCTAAAATATTAAACGGGGAAAAAATATCAGAAAATTGTTATAATGTTCCCCACCCCGCTACAAATTGTGCAGAAGCATATTTAATGAAACCAAATATTGCTAAAAAGGTTTATGAAGAATCTATACCATTTCAGTTAGTATCTGATTGGGAATTGGGTTATCAATTTCATAAATTAAATTGTAAAATTTATTGGTGGTATCCTTCTTTAGTAACCCAAGGATCAAGAAATGGGAAATATCAATCTACTTTAGATTTTGGTCAAAGAAATTAAAAATTGATTTTTATATAAAAAAGTGTAAAATATTTTGATGATAGATATTTTTACAGATCAACAATATTCCAGTCGATATAATCAGTTTGGCGGTGCTCCAAGACCGCAACCTTCAGACTTTGCACTACATTACTTTAAAGATAAAAAAAACGGTTTCTTTGTCGATGTAGGGGCTTTTGATGGGGTTACTTGGAGCAATTCATTAACATTCGAATTAAATTTTGGTTGGGATGGAATTTGTTTAGAACCGCATCCAAGAGCATTTAAAGAGCTATCAGAACAAAGAAAATGTAAATGTTTAAATTATGCGGTATCTGATAAAAATGGTGAATTTGATTTTTTAATTGTTGAGGGAGAATCAGAAATGTTAAGTGGACTAGTTGATACATATGATCCTAGACATAAAAATCGATTAGAAGAAGAAACAAATAAATTCAACGATAATATAGTCATTAAAAAAATTCCTTGCAAAACAATAACAAATCTTATGCAAGAAATGGGAAAAACCCATATAGACTATCTTTCTATTGATACGGAAGGTTCTGAGTTAAAGGTTATGGATGGTGTTGATTTTAATTTAATTACGGTAGATTTAATTAGCATGGAATGTAACTTTGAAATCGAACCCATTTCAAAATATATGTCAGATAAAGGATATAAATTTATCCAAAGAGTTTGCGCTGATGTTTTTTATTCAAAAAAATGACATATACATTGTTTGATTATGTTGATTGTGAATTTTTTTATTTAAAAAATATAATCGATAATTTAAATCTTAACGATGATTACAATGTAATTGCTGGAATTATTCATACAAAAAAAGAAGCAAAAGATGTTTTAAATAAAATTGATCCAAACAAAAAAAATATTTTAATCCAAATATCAGAAGAAACAGAAGGTCCGTATTATTCAGATTTATATGATATGTTTTATAAAGTTTTTAGAACTTATAATAACAACGGTAAAATTGATAATAAAAAGATATTTCCGATACCATGCGGCCACATATCAAGATTTCTTTCAAAATCAATTCAAAATGAAGTAGAATTACCAATTTTAAAAAATATAAACGAAAGAGTATATGACATTTTTTTTACTGGACAGCACCATCAAGGATTAGAAAACAAAGAAAGATATTATTGTAATGAAAACATTAAAAAATTAAAAACTTTTAAAACATTAACTAGTTTAACAAATGGGTTTGGCCAAGGTTATGATTTAAATCAATATTATTCTATCTTAAATAATTCAAAAATAAGTGCAGTACCTTGTGGTTATTCGGTAAGAGAATCTTTTAGATTTTTTGAGTCTTTTATGATGGGCTGTATTGTAGTAACAACGCTTCCATTTAATAGTGATGACTATACTAACATTTGGTATTATAAAAATTGTCCTGCAATTTATATCCCATCTTGGGATTGTCTAAATGAAGAACTATTGACAAATATTTTAGAAAACCAAGAAGATATTTTTAATAAAAACTTGAAATATTATAAAAATAGCTTATCATTAGAAGCAGTTGCAAAATATATAACCAGTAAAATTTTAGAAACAGAATAATATGAAATCATTGTCAGAAATTATGCAAGAGTTTGGTAGCGATAAAAGTACCAGACATACATATACAAATATTTATGAAAAATATTTTTTACCTTTAAAAGAAAAAAATATATTGTTATTTGAGTTAGGATTAGGAACTAATAATACTGATGTTCCAAGCAATATGGGTTTAGAGGGTAAACCAGGAGCATCCTTAAGAGGATGGAAAGAATATTTTCTAAATGGACAAATTTATGGAGCAGATATTGATAAAAGAATTTTATTTTTTGAAGATAGAATTAAAACTTTTTATGTTGATCAAGGCGATATCAATCAAATTGAAGAACTATGGAATAATAAAGATTTAAAATCAATTGATTTTGATATTATAATTGATGATGGTGTTCATCAACCAGACCCAACTTTTGTTTTTTTAAAATATAGCATACAAAAACTTAAATCTGGTGGTTTATATTTTATCGAAGATATAAACGTAGCACTTATTTCTTATTATAATCAAGTTTTATCTTCTTTTGGTACCAAATTAGGATTTAGCCATGAAATTTTAGATTTATCAACACCAGAAAATTCAGTAGATAACGTTTTAGCAGTTTTAATAAAAAATTAATACTATAAAATTTAATGAAAAAAATTACTTTTGAAAAAGTAGAAATTAAAAATTTTTTATCAATTGGAAATCAAGGAATTGAATTAAATTTTAATAAAGGAATTAATTTAATTAATGGTCTTAATAAAGACAATCAAAGCAAAAACGGAGTTGGTAAGAGTACCATAGCTGATGCTGTATTTTGGGGTCTTTTTGGAACTCCTATCAGAGAAATTAAAAAAGAAAAACTCCAACACAATAAAAATGATAAAAATTGCTCTGTTTCTTTAACATTTTTGGTTAAATCGGAAACGGAAAGTAAAAAATATACAATTTTTAGAAATTTAAATCCAAGCAAAGTTGAAATTTATTGTGAAAATGAAAACATAACACAATCTACAATTCAAAAAAATGACGAATTCATAAAAGCTTTAATCGGCGGTAATGAAGAAGTTTTTAATAATAGTGTTATAATGACGGCAAATGGAACTCTTCCATTTATGGCTCAAAAAAAAGTCGATAAAAGAAAATTTATTGAAGGTATTTTACAACTTAATGTTTTTAGCGAAATGTTGTTAAAAACTAGATCAGAATATAATGAACTCAAAAAAGAAAATGATTTAATCAGTAATCAATTTGTTAACGAACAAAAAAACTTAGAAATTTTTGAAAATCAAAAATTAAACGGAGAAAAAGTAAAAAAAGAAAAAGTACAAACATTTAAAGATAAAATAGAAGAAAATAACAAAGCTCTAAATGATTTAAACAAAAAATTTAATAAAGATTATTCTGATGTAGACCAAAAACTTAAAGATGTTACAGACCAAATTAAACTTTTAAAGAGTGGAGCAGATAAAGAAAAACAAAAAAAAGAAACGCTTTACAAACAAAAAACTCAAATTGAATTACAAATCAACCAAAAAAAATTAGAAAAAGAACAATTTTTAAAAAAAGGAAACGCCTGTCCAACGTGTAATAGAGAATATTGTAAAGAAGACATAGACATAAATTCTAATAAAATTAAAACAATTGATGAAGAAATTGAAACATTAAATACAAAATTAAAAAACATTGAACCTTCTGAAAAACAATCACACAAAATGTTGATAAAAATATTTAATGGAATTGAAAAACTAGAAGATCAAAAAAATATTGTTTTAAATAAAAAATCAGAATTCTCTTTAATTAAAGAGAAAATAAACAACGTAAAAACAAAAAACAAAGAATATGAAAAGTATATTCAAGATATTTTAAACGAAAAAAGTGATTACGACAGTAATATCGAATTGACTAAAAATAAAATCAAAGATATTTCTGAAAAATTAGAAAATGTAAAAAAGGAATTACAAATTTTAACATCTGCTAAATTCATCTTATCAGAAGAAGGAATTAAAACTTTTATTATCAAAAAAATTATTGATATATTAAATTCAAGACTCAACCATTATTTAAAACTTTTAAATGCCCCATGTTCTTGTTATTTTGATGAAATGTTTGAAGAAAGTATCTATAATTTAGATAAAAAAGAATGTTCTTATTTTAACTTTAGCGGTGGAGAAAGAAAAAGAATAGATTTAGCAATTCTTTTTATGTTTCAAGATGTATTAAAAATCCAATCAGGTATTCATTTTAATCTTAATATATATGATGAGTTGTTTGATTCTGCTTTAGATGATGAAGGATCTGATAAAGTTTTAGAAATATTAAAAAATAAAGTAGAAAAATATGAAGAATCGATATATATTATATCTCACAAAAGTTCTACAAAATCAAATATAGATAATGTCATTCTTTTAGAAAAAGAAAACGGTGTTACTAAATTGGCAAGTTGAAAATAATTTTTATTCTATAAATTAAAATATGGCTATTAAAATCAAGGAATCTGAACTACCGAAAGACAAATTAGTTTTTCAATATAAACCAGTTAACACAGGGATTCCAAATCCTCCTCCAGGATTACCAGTAGGGTTTCCAACATATAGCCATGTTTCTTTGCAACCAATAAAATTTCCAGAACCACCACCAATCGAAATGCCAGAAGCAAAACTTCCAAGAGCAATAAACTATTATGCTGATTACGGTGGATGTGGTTTTTGGAGAATGATTTGGCCAGAATTTCTTTTGAACTCCTACCAGAGAATGTGCATTAGCGGATTAACAAGTATGGTTTTGGATTTGAGATTTTATCAGCATCTAAAAGCAATTAGAATGCAGCGTCAAGCAACACCAGTTCAAAAAGAATTTATTAAAGAATTACGTAAGGCCAGTTCACAACTTAAATTTAAACTTCTTTATGAAGTAGATGATATTGTTTTTAAAGATGATATCCCAGATTATAATCGTTGCAAAGATGCATTTGTCGATCCACAAATTGTTCAGAGTATTTTAGAAATTATGGGGATGGTTGATGAAATAACTGTTACTTGCAAATACATGAAAGAGTATTATCAAGAAAAAACAGGAAATAAAAACATTACTGTTATTCCTAATTATGCTCCTAAGTTTTGGTTAGATCGTTTTTATAACGAAAAAAACATAGAGCGTTTATATGAAAAAAATAAACGTAGACCAAGAATTCTTTATGCTGGTTCTGGAACACATATCGATGTTTTAAATAGAACAGGATTAAATGATGATTTTAAACACGTTACAGATGCTATAATTAAAGCCAGAAAGAAATTTAAATTTGTATGGAAAGGATGTTTTCCATTGGCACTCAAACCTTATATCGATAACGGAGAAATGGAATATATCGATTGGTCGCCATTACCAGATTATCCAAGAGGCTTGTTTGAAACAGATTGTAATGCTGTTTTTGCGCCTCTACAAGACAATGTATTCAATAGATCAAAGAGTAATATTAAAATGGTAGAATCGGGAGGAATTGGTCTTCCTGGCGCATATCAGGACATGTGTACATACGAGGAAGCTGAGTTTAGATTTAAAACAGGGGATGACTTAATAGATCACTTAACATATATCACCTCAGATTTTGACAGATACATGAAGCTTTCCAAAAAAGCCAGACAATTCACTGAAGGATTATGGTTGGAAGACCATTTAAATGAGTATGAAGCTTTGTATGTTACAGATTTTGGATCTAAAGAAAGAAAACAAATGGCTCCAGAAATTATTAAAAATAATCCAGATCAAGACATATAAATCTTGATTTTATCCAAAAAAATAGTAGACTTGGTGAATGGCTTATAGAAATATCTATTATGATATTCATAACTCAAATATCCATCTGTGGTGTTGGGATGAATCTGGTCAAAGAACAAAAATAATTGAGCACTTTGAGCCTTTTCTTTTTATTGAATCTGACAATGGAACAGACGGAACATCTATTTTTCAAACACCTTTAAAGAAAATTAAGTTTAAAAGTCAATTTGATAGAAGTACTTTTTTGAAAGAAAGTCCACTCAAAAGAATATTTTATAATATTAATCCAGAGCAGCAATTTTTGTTGCAAAAATACCAAAAAGAAATTTATAAACCAGAATTTGGTTCACAACCATTAAAAATATTTTTCTTGGATATTGAAACATATGCCATAGACCATTTTTCAACACCCGAAAATGCCACAGATCCAATTAATTTGATTACAATTTATGATTCTCTGTCAAAAAAATATTACACATGGGGATGTAAAGAATATTACACACAAGAAGAAAATGTAATATATTTTAAATGTCGAAACGAAAGAGATTTGTTAAAAAGTTTTGTTGATTTTTGGAAACAGGATCCACCTGATATTGTTACTGGTTGGAACGTTCATGGATATGATATTCCATATATCATGAATAGGCTAACCAATGTTTTTGAACCAAAATATCAGAAAAAACTTTCTCCCATCGAAAGAGTAAAGTACAGAGAAAACGTAGCCATCAATAAACTTGGTCGTTCAATCAATAGGTGGTTTATCGGTGGAATTAGCATATTAGATTATATGGAACTTTATGAGACTCTATGTGGAGGAAAAAGAGAGTCTTTGGCATTGAATTATATCGCAGAATACGAACTAGGAGAAAACAAAGTTCAAATAGGAAGCATATCATTATCAGAATTGGCTGATAGCGATTGGTATAAGTTTGTAGATTATAACATCCAAGACGTTAAACTTTTAATCAATTTAGAAAAAAAATTAAAATATATAAGACTTATTAGAAATTTGTCTTATAGAGGATTTATTCCATTTGAAAAATCTATGGGTAAAGTTTCCATGATTACAGGAGCAGTTGCCCACCAAGCATTGGAACAAGGATTAATCATACCAACATTTAATATTAAAAACCAAAAAGAAAGTTTTGTTGGTGGTTATGTATATGAACCTATTCCAGGATTGTATGAAGATCTTATAACTTACGATGCTAACAGTCTATATCCAAACACAATCATAACTCTGAACATTTCAACAGAAACAAAAATTGGTAAAATAATAGAAAGAAAGCCAGATGAAATTAAAGTTCAATTGACTAACAACAAAATAGTAAATTTAACTCCAGAAAAATTCAAAAAGCTAATTGAACAAGAAAAATTGAGTGTAACAAAACATGATATTTTGTATACTCAAAAGTTTAAAGGAATCGTACCTAGTTTGATTGATAAGCTTTATAAAGAAAGGGTCGAAGCAAAAAATAAAATGCTTGATGCTAAAAAGAAAATTTCTAAAACAAAAGATCTATTAGAAATTGAAAAATTAGAAGAAATTGCAAACGATAACGACACACTATCTAATGTGTATAAAACATTTTTAAATTCTATTTATGGCATTTTTTCTCAAGAATATTCTCCTCTTTTTGATATAGACCATGCGGCTAGTATTACTACAACAGGAAGAGCAGTTGTAAAAGAAGGTGCAAATATTGTTTATGATTATGCTGTGCAGAACGGTTTTAATGGAACAAAAAACGATATCAGAGCATACTCCGATACCGATAGCGTATATTTTAGTTTAAAATCTTTCTTTGAAACAAAAAATATTAAACTCAAAGATGAAAATACAAATAAAGTAACTAAAGAAGCTAAAACATTAATTGAAGATATTGGAAATTATTTAAATGATAAAATTAATGAATGGGCTAGACTTGAATTAAATTCTAATGACTCTCGATATTTCTTCAAAAGAGAAAAAATTTGTGATGTGGCTCTTTTACAAAAGAAAAAATATTATATTCTTCACATCTTAGATAAAGAGGGAGTTGCAACTGATGAATTTGAATACAAAGGAATGGAAGTTGCCAAGGCTGTCTTATCAAAAGAAGTTAAAAATCTTATCAAAGATGTAATCGAATCTGCTATCATGTCCAAAGAAAGGAAAAAAGCTATTCATTTATTCCAAGAAGGATTTGAAAAATATTGTAAACTTCCTATTGAAAGTATTTCTTCTAGAAAAAAAGTGAATAACTACGAAAAATATAAAGATTTGATGTCCGACGAAGGAAATTTTGCCAAAGGAACACCCCAACACGTTAAAAGTGCTATCAATTATAATAAAGCTTTGAAAAAACTTTCTTTAGAAGAAAAATATCGAAAAATTGAAAGTGGAAATAAAATCAAAGTTTTTTATTGTAAGAAAAACCCTTATGATTACGATACAATCGCTTTTCCTGATGTATATCCAAAAGAAATGTTTGCAACGATTCCACCAGATTATAAACTAATGTTTGAAAAAAATGTAACTCCTGTAATTAGTCGCATCTTTCAGATAGTTGGATGGCCTACACCAGTTGTTGGTTGTGAAGAAGCAACAGATTTGATTGAACTATTTTCTTAAATTATGCCTACAAAATTAATATCCATATCTAATCCCTTAATAACAGGAATTAACAACGCAGAAGAATTAATTTCTTATTGTGCTAGAGTTAGTAACCCATCTAACCAACTCAACTTAGAAACTGCTCCAAAACTTTTAAATTATCTTATAAAACATAAACACTGGAGTCCGTTTGAAATGGTTTCAATGACTTTAGAAATACAAACCAGTAGAGCAATTGCTGCTCAAATTTTAAGACATCGCAGTTTTTCTTTTCAAGAATTCAGTCAAAGATATTCTACAGCAACAGAATTTGAAACTGTTGAATTGAGAAAACAAGGAAAAACAAATCGCCAAGTTGGTGATGAACCAATTAGTGTTTCGGAACATATTGAAATGTTTGATCATATTGACAAGTTACAACACCAAGCATTAAGTCTTTATAATGAATTGATTTCTCAAGGAGTGGCAAAAGAATGTGCAAGAATGTTTTTACCTTTAAACACAAAAACAACCATGTATATGTCAGGAACAATTCGTTCTTGGATTCATTATGTTGATTTGAGATCTAATGAAGATACACAAAAAGAACACCGAAAAATAGCTTTGGAAATCAAACAAATATTTAAAAACAATTTTCCAAATATTTCTGAAGCTTTAGGTTGGAATTCTAAATAAAAAGACTTGCAATTCTATTAAAATACTGTATTATATAATATATGAATAATGAAAATACATCCAAATTAATTTTGTTTTTAGATCCAATCGGAAGAAATATTTTAGGAGAAGTAGTAGATAATAAACCAGAAACAAATCTTTTTGTTAAAAATCCTGTTATTCTTCATGTTGCTGATAGTGGCGGTGGAAAAATGTCAGTTCAACTTTTGCCTCTCTTCTTTAGAGAGTTTTTAGCAGACAAAACATCAGATGTAACTTTTTCTTATCAAAAAGATAAAATTACAATTACAGATATCGACGCTTTTGATTTTAGACTACAAGCTCAATATAATCAAATTTTTAGCAAACAAAGTGTGTTCGTAACACCCGAACAACAAACTCAACAGCAACCACAACAACCTTCTAATAGCGTAATTAATTTGTTTGACGAATAATATGCCGAAGAAAAAAATCGAAACGGAAGCTTCCGAAGAGGTTGGTAATATTCAAGATGCGTTTAAAGTCTTGGATGATTTAAATCCAGATGCAGCTTTTTTGGACGAAAACAGCTTATCCAACGTAACAGAATGGATTGATACTGGTTGTATGGCATTAAATGCCATCATTTCGGGTTCATTGTACGGAGGAATTCCAATGGGAAGAATTACAGGGTTTGCAGGACCACAAGCATGTGGAAAAACTTTGATGGTAAACAAAATCATGGCAAACGCCCAAAAGAAAGGTATGCATGTCGTTTATTTTGATACTGAAAACGCACTAGATAAAGGAACAGCAGAAAATCTTGGTTGTGATGCTACAAAAATCAAACACTGTCCAATCGAAATTATCGAAGAATGTCGTAATCAAATGATAAAGTTTTTAAAAACTGTTATCGAAAAAGGACTTCAAGGAAAAGTCATAATTGCAATCGATTCGCTTGGAAATTTAATTTCTGCAAGAGAAGCAAAGATCATTGAAGACGGAAAAGATTCAGCAGACATGGGTGCGAGAGCAGTTTCTTTAAAAAGCATGTTGAGAGCAATCACACACGCTGCTGCAAAAGCAAATACGCCAATCATTTTTACAAATCATATATATGATAATCCTGGTGCATTGTATCCAACGCTTGTAAAAAGTCAATCTGGTGGTTCTGGACCTCTTTATATGTCATCTGTTTTGGTACAGATGGCAACTAAACAAGAAAGAGTTTCTCGATCAGATAATAAAAATGCCAGCGACGAAACGACACCATTATCAAAAGATGTTAATGGGTTAACAATGAGAGCACTTACAACTAAAAATAGATTCATTCCCCCATTTTTAGAATGCGAACTTTATCTTAATTTCAAATCAGGAATTTCAAAATATTCTGGACTTCTTGAAATGGCTGAAGGATATGGCGTTTTGACTAAACAAGGACATAGACACGTTTTAGGTGAAGAAATTTTGGGATTTTATAAAGATTGGAAAGATGACGATCAAGTCTGGTCAAAAATTCTTCCTAAACTAGAAGAAAAACTCCAATCTGAATTAAAATTCAATAAAGAACAAGATTCTTCAAAATAGTAGTTGTTTAATAAACTAAAACAGTCTATAATCAATAGACTCAATGAATAAAATACCGCTGGACTTAGAACAGTTTGAAAATATTATTATTTTCAACGCATTAATGGACCAAAACTATTTGGAAACCATTATTGATTACGTAGATCCTGTTTATTTTAATAATAAAAAAACTCAAACAGTTTTTTCTGTTTTAAAAAAGTTTTATATTGAAAACCAATGTGTTCCAAATATTACAGAACTAAAAGCACACTTGATTACGCAAGAGCAAAAGGATGCTTTAAAAGAAACTGTATTATCTTTTAATGCAATAGATAAAAAATATAACAAAGAACTTTTAATTAAAAACACCGAAAGGTTTTTAAAAGAAAAAGCCGTTCTCCAAACAGTTGTTGAAACTTCTTTGGAGGTTAAATCGGGTGAAATTGAAACATCAAATATTCTTAAAAAGTTTGAAAAAGCGTGTAGCATTTCTTTGATAGATGATTTAGGGTTTAATTATCTTCAACAGATTGAAGATCATTGTCAAGATTTACAAAAAGTTTTCAAAACAATTTCAACTGGTTGGAATTGGTTAGATAGTCATTTGGGTGGAGGTCTTATGACAGAAGGTAGAGCTTTGTATGTGTTTTTTGGTATTACGAATGTCGGAAAATCTATTTTTCTTGGAAATATAGCTACAAACATTTTAAACCAAAATAAAACAGTTCTTTTAATCACTCTAGAAATGCCCGAACAGGTTTATGCAAAGAGAATTTCAGCACAGCTATCTAAAATTCCCTGTGATGATTTAAGGCTTCAAATTAATCCTCTTAAAAACTTTCTAAACGATTATAAAGTTAAAAATAAAAACTCTAACTTAATCATTAAAGAGTTTCCTACAAAATCTGTAACTGTTTTGAATATCAAAACATATATTAACAAGCTTATAAAAAACAATATTAAGCCAGATGTTATCATAATTGATTATATTAATTTGATTGCTCCTCCAACAAATAATCTAAGCTCTTATGAATCTATTAAACAAATCACAGAAGGTTTAAGAGCTTTGACTTATGAGTTTAATTGTCCGATTGTTTCTGCTACACAGGCTACAAGAGCAGCAGTAACGGCTTCTAAGCCAGAATTAGACAAAACAAGCGAATCTATGGGACTTTCTCATACAGTAGATGCTCAAATATCTATCTGGACAGAAGAAGGAGATTCAGATATTGGTATTATTCACATGGGAATAGAAAAAAATAGATTTGGTCCCAGACAAGTTTATACACATTTAAATATTGATTATCCTACATTATCTTTAACAGAACCAGAAGAATCTATCAAAGATTTTAGCGTTAAAGGAAAAATGCCAAAACTTACCGCAGACATTGAAACTGGCGGTGATCTAAATTCAAATATTGTAGATACTTTAAATAATATAGAATTTTTAGGTCAAAAGGATGAAAATTAAAACAAATGGTGTAAATAAATCATATGCAAAATAAAGTATATCAAGTCTTTACCAATAAAGATTTAGATGGTGCTATTAGTTTATTAACATTTTTGTGGTCACATCCAAACGACACTATTACATATCAAGAAGTTTCTAATTTAGATCTTAAACCGATCAAAGATTATGTTAATAAAACAATTAATCCCCCAAAAATTGTTTTATTAAATCTTTATTTAAGAAACGAATTTTTACCAGACCTTGATCAAGATTCTTTAGTTATTATAGATCACCACATCGATTCAAAAAAATATGTAGACAAATTTACCAAATCAAAAATTCTATATTCGAATTATGATTCTGGTTCAATGTTTATTAGAAAACTTTTTCAAAATGATTGCAGTTTAACAGACGATCAAAAAAAATTAATTTTACTTGTTAATGATTTTGAATCTAGAAAATATCAATTTACAGATTCATATGATTTAAATATTATATTTTGGACAGAATTTAAAAATGACTTTTCAAGATTTATTAATACATATAAAAATGGATTTAAACCATTTGCAAAACATCAAATTGAAATTATTCAAAATGCTAAAAAAGATGCAGAGCAAAAAATGTTAGAAACAAAATGTTATTTTGGTCAAATTCTAATTGAAGGTCAACCCAAGAAAGTATTGGCAGCAATGACAAATAAATTTAATAGTATTGTTATTGATAAGTTGATAAAAAAACACAATCCCGATTTATTATTTTACATTAACACTCAAACAGAACATGTCAGTATCAGACAAGCAAAAAGTTCTGATATGATAGATCTTTTAAGGTTTTCAGAAAAATATTGTGATGGTAATGGTCATTCATATGCTGCTGGAGGAAAAATAACTCCTCTTTTTATGGAGTTGACAAAAAATTTAAATCCACTATGATTATAACCTCAACTCAACAACTAGATGAACTTTCAAACCCTTCAGATATGCTTAATATCGAAGAATTTGAACAAATAACAATGAAACTTGGTGCTTTTGTTTGTATCTGTAAAGGCAAAAAAATGAACCACTTAAACTTTTTAAAATTTTTAATTGATGATAAAAAAACACAAAAAATATATTTTGCTTTACTTGGAGAACAAAATTTGCAATCAATAATAAGAGCATATTTGGGATCTACTCCAAATGCTTATAAAAAAATGTTTCGATCAAAACTAAATAAAAAATCTAAATGATAACTGACTTTGAAAAAAGAATTTATAATTGTTATTTAAAAAATTTTAGATCAAATCTTCCATACAAACCCAGAAAAAACTTTGATGATTTGGATAAAAATACAATTGCTTATTTAAACAAAATATCTTTATTCTTAAGAAGATATAATCATATTTCATTGGATGATTATTTTAACGCATTCAAAGATTTACATCCAGAGGAAAAATATCCTTCACTTTCTTTTTTTACTACTCGTTTGGCATTAAAACACTATTCAGTTTATAAGAAAAAACAAGAAGAACAAAACCCAGAAAAACAGTTTGAAAAAATAAAAGAAGGGTTCAAATTTATAGCCATGTTTTGTTTAGAAAACAAAATTCTTTTGGAGGGATATATCACACATAAAACAGGTTATATGCTTTCTTGGCTTAATCATTACAGAGAACATAGAATCAATCCATACTGTTTAATGGAAATTGGAAATTTTTTAAAAGTATTGGATTCTCTACCAAAAGATGAAATTGCTTTATTTGCTCAAAACTTAGATCAAAATTTAATCGCTTTCAAAACTAGATATAATCAATCACCAAAAACAAAAGACTACGTTAAAAAAATAACAGCAACAATAAGAGATTTTGTAAAAAAAGAATTGACTAAAAGCTAAAACGTGATAAACTTTAAATAATATGAGTAATAAATACAACCAAAACCTGTTCGATTCGCTTAAAGAAGCATTGGCGAGTAAAACCAACAACGACTCAAGCTTCAAAGATTTTATGAAATTTGAGCCAGATAAAAGTTATTTGGTCCGACTCCTTCCAAACTTGGAAGACGGTTCCAAAACACGTTTCCATTATTATCAACATATCTTTGATAGTGTTGCTACTGGTAAAAAAGTTTCTGTTCTTTGTCCAAACACTTATGGTGAAAAATGCCCTATTGATGAGTATCGCGCAAAAATGTGGGCAACCAAAAACCAAACAATGATTGATTCGGTTAAACCACTAAAGAAAGCTGAAAAGTGGCTTTATAATATTTATGTTATTAAAGATCCAACAAATCCTTCAAATGAAGGACAAGTTAAAATTATGAATGCTGGCGCACAGCTTCAAAAAGTCATTCAAGCAGCTATCGATGGCGATGATGCTGAAGAGTTTGGTTTCAGAATTTTTGATCTTTCTGAAAATGGTTGCAATCTTCGTGTTAAAGTTGAAAAGAACGATGGAGGATATCCTTCTTATACTTCTTCGAAGTTTGTTTCACCTTCAAAAATTGAAGGCTTAGATGATGTTGATAGTGTTTATAGTTCTATCAAAAGCTTGGACACCATCTTCCAAAGAAAGAGTTACGATGAAATCAAGGAAATCTTGAATTATCATTTCTTTGGAAAAGACGCAGAGGAAAAAGCTCCCAAAGAAGTCTCTAACGAAGACTTTGAAGTAGAAACAAACGTTTCTTCTGCTCCACAAAACACATCAAGTGATGATCAATCAAATGATGAAGAGGTTTTGTCTGAACAAGAAAAGAAAATGCAAGAAATTCTTAAAAACTTGTAATCAATGAACGAACAACATCAGGCACTGGAAGCCGCTAAACTTGCAGCTTTGGTTGGAGGTCAACTTAAACAAGTTGATAGTTTGACAACCGAAAGACAATCAATGCCAGCCAACAAAATCAATATGCAAAATTTTGTTGCCAAAGTTAGAAACCCTCATGCGAGAGTTTCTGGCTTTATTCCAGAAACCCCACATGGATTTGCTCCACCAGTGCCTGAAGATGTTGTTCAACAAATGGTTCCAGATATCAGCGTTAATAGCTCATTACCACCAACACGCAACGAACCAATAGAAATTCCACAACAAATACATTATCAGCCAAACTTAAGAGTTGAAAATTCTACAAACCCTGTTATACTGAAAAATCAATCATTCAACCAAGATTCTAAAACTTTGAAAAAAATCAATTCAAGTTTAAAGTCAATAAAAGTGGTTTTGGATGAAATTCTTTTGATTTTAAAACAGAAATAACATGTCTCAAACACATATTCCAATTCCAAAGTCATCTTTGGAAAAATTATTGCGTCCAGTTAATAGACTCACAGAATCCTGTGTGTTGAAAGCTAATCAAAATTTTATTTATACTGTTTGTTCTTCTATTGATAATAGTGTTATTTTATACGCTAAAACAGAAATTCCAATTGATATAAAAGAAACCAAACTTAACTTAATCAATATCAAAAAACTCCTTACAGGGTTAGAATGTTTGGGAGAATCAGAAAACTTCAAACTTGTACACGAAAATAATTGCATTTTGTGTCAGAGTAATAATGAAGAGACAGGAGAAAAAACACATTTTAAATATCATTTAGTCGATGATAATATCATTAAAGAATCCACTGTTAATGTTGAAAAAATTGCCAGTTTATCGTTTGATACAGTATTTGAAATACCTTTGGCTAAAATAAGACAAATCATGTCAGCCTATTCGTTTGTAAACGACATTAATAAAATATACTTCTACACCAAAGAAGGTCATGTGTATGCTGATATTGATGATAAAACTCAACAAAATATTGACAATGTATCATTGATGATTGCTTCAGATTATTCTGGAGAACAGATTACACAACCTTTATCAATTAAAATTGAAGTTTTTAAAAATCTAGCTTTGTGTAAGAACGATATTAAAGTTAAAATAAACAATCAGTTTAAAGTGTTTATTTTTCAAAGTAAAGAAGACGAGAATACAGAGTTAAAATATATTATTTCTGCCCTTGTTAAATAGCAAGACAGAGTAAATTATTTTATACTATGTCTAAAAATAAAGTTACAACAGTAGGGTATTTTATCAAAAGATTAAGAGACTCTGGGTACGTCACCAATAAACTATTTACAGATTATTCTAAAGCAGATGCTCGATCTTGGACTGTTATTGTAGATCCAAAACAATCATCTGTTTTTATTACTTGTTATAATAATCATAGTTATTTGGGTGAAGAATATTTTGAAATGCATGATGGTGGACAATTTGTTCCAGAAAATTTTAAACTCAAAACAAGTTCTATTGAAACTATTATTGAATATTTGGTTAAGTTTAATATTAATAATAAATCAAAAACATATATTAAGTAATATTATAATATGGCTGTACCAAAAAAAAGAAATAGTTCAAAGAATACAGATATTCCATCTTTGTCATCGTCACAGATTAAAGCAACAATGACAAAAAAAGAATATGAAGATTTAAATAAAAAAGTTTTTGATGCTATCAACGAATTAGAATTACAAAAAAGTTTGGATAAATGGTTAAAAGAAAATAGACAACACCAACAAATAGCTATGAGAGATTTGGGTCTTTTAAAATCAATCATAACTGAGTATTTAGATTCTTTTATTTTATTTGGATATAATTTAGATGGCGAGAGAGTTATTTTACAAAACTTCAGTAAAGCTAGAGATAGAGATGCTCTTATGGAATTTTTAAAGATAGTATTTATTAAACAACAACAAGAAAACTTTTTAGATGAGTAATATTAATACAGACCCTTATTGTAATAGTCCATTACTAGATCCAAGTTTATTTCCTGTTGGATCAGCAACTTTTTTAGATCCAAATTATAACATTCTTCCTTATTTGTGTCAGTTGTTACAAGTTGCAAACGACGAAACAATCAATCCAGTTTTAGCTACACCACCAGAGTTTGATATTACACCATTTACAGATTTTAGCGGTTTAGCTACAGTTGGAGATCCTAGAGTTTCTTTGGGTTTATCAATATCTGCAACTCTTATTAATTTCTTACCAAGAATGATTACCCAGACTGAGGTTTTACAGTCAGGAGGATCACAAATTATAGACAATTATATTTGCGATCAAGATGGTCAACCAATCAAAGAATCAAAAGTATTACCAGCTTTACTCTCATTAAATTTAAGTGCAAACCAGCCATTTAGGTATGGAGCTTTAGAAATACCTCCAATTAATGTTTCCTTAGAAGAATTACTAAGACCAATAGTTCCAGAAGAAATTAGAAATTTCGTTACAACTTTTGTTAAAAATTCTAGAGAAAATTATTCTGATTATTTTTTAAGTTTTTTAAACACTTGGTTTTTATTTGATGAAAGATGGAAACCATCATTACATATGTATGGAAATGGTGGATTCTTTTTTGTAAAACTTGAATTCTATGAAAGTTTAACAAATCGAGAATATCAAAAATCATTATATTTAAAATATCACGAAGACCAAGCTCAAAGTTTAGGTTGTAAATTAAATTTAAATGAAATAATCTATCACACCGAAAATATTTTTGGTAACAATTCTTTATCAAAAGCACTAGCTGCACCTATATTTAATTACCAAGAAATTTTATCTAAGTCCTTAGATGAACAAACACAATTTTATAATACTTTAATAAACACTTTTGTAACTTTAAAATCTAATGAATCAAGTTTACAGAACTTATTTAATCCAAATTTCTCGTTAAGGGATGCCGAAACAACTTATAAATCATTAACAAGTTTATATGGAACTCCTACCTTTACCTCCGCTGAAAGGTTATCATCGGTTCCAATCGATCAAACACAATGTTCGATTAACAGTCAAATCCTTTAAAGTCTGGTGGTGGATTTAAAGAACCATCAGGATTAAAACTATAGTTATTTTGTGTGGGTCTTGCATTAACGTAGTTACCAGTAACATCAGTAGCAGTAGGAATTCCATAACCAGTGTTTCTTTGTTCTATATAGCTAGAAACTCTAGAGTTTACAAAGGCACCACCACCACCTCCACAAGAGCCTATACCACCCATAGATTTATGTCCTGGGCGTTGTCCCATGCCCTTTGCTTTCGCTGGTGTCGGAACATGACTTGGTTGTGGTGTTGCCGCTCTTGAAGCCGCTGGACTATCATAACCATCGAAAGCTGGAACGGTTGTATCGTGAACATGACTTTGACCTGGACTGTTGTGGATATGCTGATAGTTGTATATTGGCTGTATTTGACCAGGTATAACATAACCATGCACAGGACCAGCAGCACAGTATCCGACAATCTGTAACGGAGGACCAACTGGAACAATTGGAGTTGGTCCTGTCCACCAATGAGTCATTGCAATACCAGTTGGTTGTGCAAAATTATCTAATGGTATATTGAGCATTATGGTGGCATAAGTTTCTTCGGCTATAGTTGTTATATAATCTACACTTAAATTCAGACCCATTAAAAAACCAGCCACATCTCTAGTTGCAACTTTAAATGATTTATCGTATGCATTTAATGCGGTAGCTTTTGTCGGAGCACCATCATTCCAAGTTGCGTTTGAATGCGCCCAATGTGCTCCTCCTGCTGGTGAAGTAGATATTCTTTCTGACGGAACATGTAAATGAGTACAATGCAAAGTACCATCCATCATAATTGATCCCTTTAATCCAAAATCACCCGTAACATTTAATAAACCAGCAACCATTGTATTATCGGATTCAATTCTTAATCCAGTATCTCCAGATCTATCTTTGGCATCAATTAAAATATTTTTTCCTTTGATTGTTGTTTTGTTGGCAGAAGTTAATGTCAATTCTCCTTCAGTTGAAGCTATGGTTGCTACAGCCGCATTAATAACACCTTTACCGCTAGTGTTCCATTCAAATCCTGGAGATCCCGCATTAAAAGTAGCTTTATTTGCAACGTCAAAAACTAAACTTCCTGGATTAATTAAAGGATCAGAATGAAGAACTGTTTCTGCTGTTCCTGCGCTACTTACGGACATAAGTTCACCGTTTTTGGCAGGTTTTTTTAATTTAAATGCGGTAGCACCATGACCAACTGGAGCGGTTGTGGGAGAATCGTTTTTTTCTGTTCCAATTTTAAACACAACATCTCCTGCACTTTCTAAAACAAAAGATCCACCTTCACCAGCTTCTTTCTGTGCTTTTTGAATTGCTTCTTTGTTTTGCTCATAAACTTGAGCAGCTTTTTCATTTCCAGCTTGTATTTTAGTGATTGGGGATTTTATTTTTCCGTTTTTACAGCCTGGACTATCACACCCTTTTCCACCATTCATTGATAAATTTGATGATGTACTAATAAAAGGTGCTACTAATAAATTTAAATAATATTGTAAAGTGTCCAAAGGCAATGCCATTCTTGGAAACCATCTTCTAAAATAACTAAGCCAACCATCAGTTATACTGCTTACTTTATCTGATAATAATATTTGAGCACAAACTTCACAGGGTATTTCTTCGCCTTCAGTTTGTTTAATCGTATCCATTTTTGCTTGATCGATTTGTTTTGTTAATTGTTGTAACTTTTTTGCAGCTTCTTTTTGTTTTGGTGTTTGCTGACCAATTTGAATAGAAGCATCTCCTCTTATGTATTCATGTTTTGAATTACCATATAAAAATTGTGCATCGTTTCTCGTTTGAACAAAAACATTTCCACCAGCAAGCAAACTTAAATCGGATGCAGCTTTTATGGTTATAGACCCACCAATAAATTGAATTAAACTTCTAAATTTATCTTGTAATAATATAAAAGATCTATCATCAGATATTAAAGATCCTGTATCATCAACTTTCATGTTTGTTTTCATCAAAAGCATACCTGCTTCTGACGATAAACCATCATCTCTAACGGAAACTTGATCTGTAATGCTTGGTTGTGTACTCTGTGACATTTTTAATACTTATTAAAATTACAATTTAAGCAATATTGTTTGGTTCGTATATTGTTGCAAAATAAACAGGTTTTTGAACATCTCCACCCATAAAAAATACCCAAACTTTTGAACCAACATGAGGAACCGAATTAAATCCCATAGTTCCTCCTGTTCTTGGACCAGCAAGAGAACCATATGCATCTGGGATTCTTGTTCTAATTACATTTTGTCCATTTGTAATTAATGATGCATCACCAGAAACTTCAGCCAATTTACCTAATTGGTCTAATTGAGTTGTTTTATTATAAAAAACTTCACCGTCAATCTCTACTTTTGTTGAATCTATAGCCTCATATATTCCATTTGGATCTATACCAGGATCACCATACTGTCCAGCATGAGCAGATCCGTTTGATACATTTGATCCTTGTAATGCTTGTTGAATCAAGCTATTATATTTTGAAATCTCTGCTTGAGTGAGACTACTTCTTGCTGCATCATATGAACCATTACTATAAACTCCAAAATAAGCTCTAGTGTTTACTGTATCTGTTAAAGTATCATTTTGTACATAACTTCTATTAAATAAAGTTTCAACAAAAGCTAACTGTGCAGCATCGTTTTGATTACCAACTTCAGATTTTATCAAACCATAAATTGTGTTTAGAGTTTCTGGGTTTGCTAAATCCTCCCCATACATTGATCTAATTTCAGATAAAATATCTGAAGCTGATCCAATTTTTTCTGTATCTCCTGTAACCCTTCCTTGTGGATCTGCTAATGCATCAATTTCAACATCTCTTGTGTCTGCATATGCTTCAGTTGGAACAGTAGAAGGAGTTATAGATGGATCAACACCTATACCAGATCTAGCTTGAACGACCCAAGGAGTTGCACTAGAACTCGTAAAACTCCTTCCCCAATTTCTATTAGGATCTCCAACGTCCAAGTGAAAATTTGTTGTTCCTCCCATATATCCTGGTCCATAACCAATACCACCAATACCTGCTTGTGTTAATTTATATAATGCATAAGCAATTCTTCCTTTATCTTCTTCGCTTGTTGTTGGATCAAGTTTTCTATATGGATAAACAGATTCTGTGAAATAACCATCAGTTGCTTTTCCAAACAAATGTTGACTGTTTTCAGCTTGTCCAGCAGTAGAACCTGTTCCGCTATAACTGACCCAGTTTAGTCCTGTGCCTGATAAACCTCTAGCAATAACTCCTTGCAAGTCTGATCCCAAATCTCCTGATCTATCTCCGTTATGTTGTTGGCTTATTCTTCCTCCCCCTGCCCCTTCTTCAGGATAAATATAATTGAATCCTTGGTCGGTTGGTATTGGAGTTGGTGTTCCAGTACTAGCATTGGATGGTGCTCCAGTACTACCACCCCAAAAAGGAACAGCAGCTTCTGCCCAAGGTAAATGTTTTTGTAGTCTGTCTTTTATTTCTGCTGAAAAACTTTTAGATTCAAAAGTTTTAAAACTTTTATTTTTTGCAGTTTCATTCCAATCTTTATATAAAGTAGGAGTTATATTAGGAACAAAAACTTGAACTCTTCCTCTTTTTTCTGGATCTGTTGTATTAACAACAAGTCCTAAATAATTTCCAAAACATTTATTCATTTATTTTTAATCTTCATTAAAAACATTTTTTAATGAATCTCCAACTTTTCCTAAAAATTCGCTGGCTTCTTTTGAAAGATCGCTAAATCCTTGTCCAACATCTTGAAGATTGTCACCCACAGCACGAAAATTATTTTCTACGTTTAGTGAAATATTTCCTGGATCCACAGGGGTTCCATATACATCTTCTCTTCCGCCGTTATAAAGATTTGGTCCAAGACTTGCAGCAGTTGGTGGGAAAAATGTTGCACCTTGTCCATATCGACTCACAATTGCTGCTGATTTTGTTAAAATATTACCAAGAGGAGTTATTGCTCCATATTGTGGTCCATATTTATCAACCAACGCACCAATCAAATTGCCTCTTAAAGCAGTAGCAACCCAAGCATATCCATAATTTGAAAGTTGATCGGCCATATATCCACCAGGATCAGTTCCAATTTGATTTACAACATTTATAATGTTTTGAACTTCTGGTGGCATATACGAAAAAACGGTTGTAAACGGGTTACTAACCAAATTAGAAGCAATATTAACAAAGTTTTGTATTGTATTTAGATAATCTAAAAAAGGACCAGACATATTGAACAAAGATGTAAAAAAATTAATGTCATCCAAAACAACTTGAATAGTATCTAAAATTAAACATATTAAACGAATAGGAATAATTTCCTCAATTGCTTTCATTAACAATCTTTGCATTTCTGCTATGATTCCATTAATCCAAGCATATATTTTTTGTATATAAAATATAATTCCATTGTAAATGTCGTTTATAATTTTACTAAAAGATGCGATTACTCCTTGCAAACCAGCAACAATTCTACCCAAAGAACCAAAAGATCCTTTTGGCATAGACAAATAGGCTCTAGTTCTAATGGTGTTGCAAAATTTTTCTAAATTTTCAACAGCTTCTGGGTGGATTTTGTTTAATAAATATTCTACTAAACTTGGTGTTGTTTTTTCTGGTCCAGTTATAGGATTATTAGACATATTACTAGCATTCATTTCTGTTGAACCTAGTTTTCCAATACCATCAAAACATCCTTTTTGCCATGCAGGAGTTTTTTTTAAAATTTTTGAAATTTCTGGTTGTCGAGCTAATGCTAAAAAGTCACTAATAAAAGCATCATCAATTATATATTTTTGTTGGCCTTGTATTGACGATTGTAAAACTTTATTATCAAAACCATAAACCAATAAAGCTAAAAGAAGATAATATTTATTTTTATTTAAATTTGTAAATTGATGTTTAATTTTGGCTAATTCTCCACCAAAAATATATGGATAAAGTGTAAGGTTTGTCTTTTTTTCTAGTTCTCTGATTTCTTCTCCTGTTACTGTTGTTTTAGAAACTGGTGTTGCAAATTTAGCTTCATTGTTTTGTATAGAAGTTGCTGCTGTTTGTGAAGCAGCTTGACCAGCAGATGTAGAATCTGCTATTAATTTTGATAATGAAGTAACGTTTGGATCAAATGTATATGTTTTATTGCCAACCTTTACTGTTGTAGTAGCCATATGTCTTTAAAAACTTAGTCGTAAGTGATAAAAAATCTTGTCATTTATCAAAAATGTTGTATTATATTTAATCTTATGTTTTATCCAATAATTGGCATTTCTGGGGCTGCAAGGTGCGGAAAAGATACTTTATGCAGGGGGCTTATTCGAGAATTTGAAAAACTTGGAATTAAAGCCAAACGCAAATCCATTGCTGGCGATACTGTTAAAAATGATTTAAAAAATCTTTTATTTGAAAAGATTCAATTCGATACATTCACAGAAATTAATGAAGAAAAAGAATCTGTACGTCCTCTTCTTGTTGAATATGGAAAAATAATGAGACAAAAAACAAATGGAAGATATTTTATTGAAAAATTTCAATTAGAAGAAAATTATGTTAATATCATCCCAGATATTCGTTATGCAGAATATCAGAAAGATGAACTATATTGGCTAAAAAATGAAATGAAAGGACTTTCAGTTTTTATTGAAAGAGAAGAAATTTACGATGCCAATGAAACAGAAAAAATCAATAACAAGTTTATAAAAGAAGTTGCTGATTTTAATTTAAAATGGGGAAGATTAAACGAACAATCCGAATACGAGAAAAAAATTATAGATTTTTATGCAAAAGATATTATCAATAAATTTTATTTACCACTTACCAATCGGACAATGTGATGCTTTTAAATAAACTTTTACTGCCATATAACAACCACACTTTAAACATCTTTCACTTTGTTTGTTAAAAAACTCACAACCATTACAAATAGCTTTTCTTTTTCCTGCTTCATCTTGTTCTACATTTATTGGGTTTCCAGCTATTACACTTTTAAAATTATTAACAACATCTTTTCCTAAATTTTTTGCCATTTGAGGTACAGATGGATAAGAAACTGGTTTAGTAGATGATGATAATTTTTGAACCCTGATTTGCTGTTTTAAATAATCTTTATTCATATTAATAATTAGGATCTTCGACATTCCAAATTTTACTAAAAGTGTCCATTTTAGTTGCAACAACTTCTGTTATGTAAGAAGATTGAGTAAACAAATGTGAAACTTTCGTTGTAAACCATTGTCCTAAAAATCTATCATCAAATGGGTTTGTATCTCCTGATGCAATTCTATCTATAAAAATAAATTTTCCAGGTGCTCTTATAGTCAATCCCATAGCTTGAAATGCAATCGCTTGACCTAAAAACAATGCATCCAAAACCATTTGATTTCTTGGTGCTACTGGAGATATATATTTTGTTGGAGAATACTCATTTTTAGTCATTATTCCTTCTATTTTTGTTTTGTTTAAATTTAAAAGAACATGTGGATTTAGTCCAGATTTATGTGAATAAAGTCCAGCTTTTGCATAGTTGCTTAATTGTTCTTCAACTTTTTTTGCTGTATTTTCTTCCGCCCATATATTCCATTGATTATTTTGAAAATCATAATAATGCAAAGGAGAATTTAAAATTCTAGAATCGTCGGTAGAAACCATCGGAACAAATTTATATCTTTGTATGCGAGACGCTACGGAAGATGTAAAATTTTTTGATGTGCTTGTATCTGTTGTTGCTCTTGCTATTGGAGGTGTTGTATTATCAGGACTTGAACTATCTTCAATGAAAAGTCTTTCAATTTGATTGTTTGAAGAATTCTCAAAAAGCGTAGTTAAATTATATAATTTCCAAGATTTATCTGATAAAGATCTTCCAAGATCTAAAATAACAGGACCTTTATCTTTGCCCATACAATGAGAAAGAACATGATATAAATCATCCAAAGCTGTAGCATTAGCAGGAGAATGATACAAAAGTTTGTTATCATTTATATCAGTAGCAGTATCCCAATTATTAGCATCTAAATTAAAAAATGGAACATTTGCAGCGTTTATTGTTCCATTTGCATCAAATCCGACTTTAGTAAATTCTTGTGTTTTTTGATTATACCCTGCAAGATATAACAAATACGTCAAAATAACATTTGGAAAAGTTGCAGATTGATCATCTGTTAATGTGTTTGCAGGAATATTTTGTGTTATTGATACATATTCTCTAGTAGACCATTCAATATTTTTTTCGGATAAAATTTGATACCTTTCATCAACCAAAATATATTTTCTTTTTTTTCTTTGGGTGTTTGGAACGTTTAAATCTTGTATATCAGTCACCACAAAATCATAAGACATACTCCAAAGGTTTTCATCATACGTATCCAAATCTTCATTGTTTATTGGAACAATTTGAATGCTTATTCTGTTTCTACCATCTGTTCTATCAATATAAGGTGCTTTTATTTTAGGAATTGTTTTATCTCCAACAGTCAAATCATTTGGAGATCCTCTAGATAAAAGTTCAAAATCTGTATTAAATGTAATTTCTGCTGTTGTAAAACAACTTTGAATGCTTTCATTAATTACAAGAGAATCTACAAAAAAGAAAGGTACGTTTAATGGATCTTCTCCAGCTAATTGATTATACATCAAAATTTCAATATAAAATTGTTGATCTCTTATTTGATGTATACTTCCTATTTTTCTAGAAGCAGCCTTTACATTTGGAGGCTGATAATTAGGAAGTGTTATTGTTCCACTAGGGTTTCCAAGTAGATTTGGATTTTCTACATCTGATAATCTTGGTGGTGCAAAACTAAGACTCATAATTATGTAGAACAAGACGATGAATCATCGACGTTTTTAACCAAGTTTACTCTAAGTTGATTAAATGAAAATGTCACAGAACAATTAATTTCAGACGGGTCTTGATTAGAAAAATTTAATTCGCCAAGATTGGTTGGAAAAGCATTGTTATATTCAAAAGATATAATTTTATTGTTATATTCATCTAATCCATAAATCGTAAAAATAGAAACGTACTCTCTTACAGGATTTTTTATGTAAGGATCTTTTATATTTGTATTTAACAAATCAGTTCCTTTGGTTATTTCTGATAATGATTTTTGTGCATCATTAAACAAATTCATCCAATTCCACAAAACCCAATAATTTTTATAACCGTTATCAACTAAAAATTTTATTGTTAAAGGGTTGTATTCTGGTCTGGACATTGATGATATTTTATGCACTTGCCCACCAAACGGAACTGACAAAGAAGGAACAGATATTTGTGGAACAGGTGATCCAAAAATAGATAATTGCAATGGTTCAATACTGAAAAATTTATCGGACGTTTCATCGTATTTCTTTTTCATGGCTGTTGGTAAATCCAAAACCAAAATAAATTTATCATTTCTAGATCTGTTTAATGAAGGTTGAATCATATTAAAAAAGTACTACAGGTTTGAAGTCATCTGTCTTATATAACTTATCCAGAGATTCGGAATCTTCTTTTTTCTTTTCTGGTGTATTTCCCCAATTTAAAAGCCAACCTTGTAGATTAGCTGCTTCTTGATCTAACCCCATTACTTGGTTTTCTTCTATTTTTCCGACAAAAGAAAAAGAAGCATTGGGATTTACGGATTTTTTGAATGTTGATGCTTGACCATGAAACAAAGGACTTTTCTTGATTAATTCACTATTATCAACAATTGGTTGAATTTTTAAAGGTCTTCCCTGATCGTCGGTATCTATTATTTGATAATATTTTGTTGCTATAGATGGATCTAAAATAAATAAACCCCAAATTAATGCCAATACTCTATCATCTAAATCATCATCTTTTCTTTTACTAAAAGTATAATTTGGAAGTCTAACAAACGTTTCCAATTCTAATAATGTATCCAAATCAAATAATTTTACAGCTTTTAAACTATTTGCCCAATATCTAAAATTTGTTATTCCTTTATATCTAGTATTAGTGTGATTATGTATACCGAATCTGTTTTCGTTGTTATAATGCTGACTAAAACCTTCAAACTTATAAGAAACTACAGATTCATAATTGTGAGTGTGACACAAAACATCTAATACTTGCTGTCCGTTATTGTTATTTTCAACTAATATTGGTGGACGGCCCCAATCATCTAAAACTCCCATTAAACGAGTTCCAAAATGATAAGGACTCATTTGGTTGTTTGCATAAATTGCAACTTGTCTAATATTTGTTAGATCTGAAACATCCAAAATTTGAGCAACTGTATTTGTTCTTCCGATTCCTTCGCCAACGTCAACTCCAATAGCATAAAAACTTTTAGGATTTGGCTCCTCAAAAATTTTATATGCACCATTATCCATTACTAATATTGGATCTTTACATTGGTTTTTTAATTCAGCTAAAAGTTCTGGATCTATTGCAGTTTTTCCTGGTTCATGGAATACGTTTCCAAATTCTTGATCGAAATCTTCTTTGGAACCCATTGCAGCAATTGTTTGGACTTTCCATTCTTCGTCTCGACCAGGAACATCAAACCAATTTACTACCTCACAATGCCATTCTGCATTTTCTTTTTGTGAATCTTGATAAAGATCATAAAATTTATTATCAGTTCCATTAGGGGTACTAATAACAACAATTTGTGATTTCTTAGAAGATGAAATAATTGGAATAGCAGACTTCCAAAGTTCTTTCATTAATTCATTTGGACAGTGTGCCATTTCATCAATAATCAAAAGATTACTAGTAGATCCGCGAGGACCAGCACTTGATGTTGTACTGATTGTAATTGCCGAATCATTAGCTAATAAAAAACCATCTTTTCTCCAAGACTTAACGCTAGGCTTCATCCAAATAGGAAGCTGTTCAAACGCCATTTTAATACGAGCAAATATTTCTTTTGCCGTTGATTCTTTATTTGCTACTATAGTAATTCTCTTATCGCTTTGAAAGCACACGATCCAAAGAGCATATATTGTAATCGTGGTTGTTTTACCTGATTGACGCGAAGACAATACAACATTAAAACGATTATTTTTAAATGCTTTTAAAAGACGCTTTTGATATTTGTATAGCTCAATTTTCTTTTTTCCTTCATCTAATGTGGTAATATAAAAATAATTTTCTGCAAAATGTAATATACTTTTATTACATAACTTTAACTCATCGATCATCTGATCGGTCCATTTAAATTGAGAATTTCCTCTTAAAAGATTTTCATTCCCTTTATAAAAAGAAGCATCAACTAAAACATCATCTGTATTAAGTTGATCAAGGTTTGATTCTGTTTCTATTTTTTTCTTTCTTCCCATTTTAATAAATATTTATTAGAAAAATGAATAATTCAGTCCCCCAAAACGAATATAATTTTTCTTTATGGAAATGCGACAAAGTTAACAAATATAAAAGTAAATGGCCGATATATGAATTAGACAACTTACACAGTAAAGGGTTATGGTTAAAATTTAAAAATGTTTTAAAAAAACTAGAAGAAAATAAAAAATTACAAATTTTAAACGTAGAAGACATTGAAAATTTTTATAATGATTATCCAGATATTGATTTTGAAATTAAAGTTTTTTCAAATGTTATGAAAAAAAATTATATTTTTAAACTTAAAAACAAAACATATTCATATACAATTGGTTATAAAAGTAAAAGAAAAATATATGCTCGATTTTATTTTGATATTAATAATTTTTTTATCGATATAGCTGATTATTAATTTCACTTATTACAGCCCAAACTAATTCTTTTTTTAAAACTTTTATTTTTTTTCCAACTTCTGGTAATTGTGTAGGATTTTTAATTTGATTGTATTCACAAATAAGCCACCACAAATCAATTGTATTATAAAATTTATAAGATATATAAACCCAAGTATCACCAGATTCAACCAGATATTCGTCTTCAGCAGAACTATCGTTTGCTGGGAAAATGTTAATAGATCTCAACAAATTATAATATTTGTTTTTGTATTCATCTTCATGAATATTAAAAAAATTTTCATATCTATAAAAAGATAATTTTGGTAAATCTTCAAAATCTGATTGTTTTTTTGTTATCATTATTCAGTTTGTCCTTGTTGTTGGTTTTGTGGTGTATCGGTAGTTGTAGTTGCATTATAAATGCTGTTAATTTGATTTACACCAGCTTGAACGATTTGTTCTCCTTGTCTTATTATTTCTTCTGGTATTCCTGTAACTTCAATTTTTGTTCCTCCCATTGTACCAGCAAATATATTTGAACTTTGAGAAACCAGATCAGTAAATGTTATTGATACTTTATAAGCTTCTGGTATCAAAATTTCTTTTGATCCATAACCAAAAAAATCGCTCATTCTTCTTGTTGTTCCTATACTGTCTATTTTTAACTCACTGATATAAGCAGCAGCCATATAAACTCCACCCAAAGCTAAAGTATCAACAGTATAAATTTTTGGAGGTATATAAGTCAACATAGATGTTCTCGTTTTTAAATTTTGAAATGTTATAAGTTGTACAAAAGAATAATGATCAAAGGCTGACTTCAAATCAAAAGTGTTATATAACGGAAAAGTTACTTTTAAGCTTGCTGTATCTGTTTTTCCATATTGGTATGTTTCTTCATATCCAAAACCTGGTGTGATTGCACCTGTTATAAAACCCAAACCAGCACCAACAATATCACCAAAACCACCAGCGGTTCCTGCTTTATCTTCAAGATATTTAGCAACACCGTTTGCAGTAACCCATTGATTTCTTACAGTTCGAATATTATCACCATTAGACAAAAGCAATGGGAAATTATATTGAAATCCTGTTTTTTCGGCAGCATATAAATTTAAATAAGAGTCTATATCCTTATTATTTACAAGATTTTGAAATTGTGTTAAAAATTGTAACAAATTAGCAGTCCAAACTCCATACCTTAAAACTCTTTCTGTAACCCAAACAACAGGAACTTCATCTGTAGATCCTCCATTTTTCCATCGCATTTTATTCACCACATCAACAATGCCTGGTGGTTTTGGTTTTAATACAGGGTATGAATTTCCAACACCGCTAAATCCTAAAACTTGCAATTGTTGTGTCTCTGCTGTAAAAAAACTATTTTGAGCAAATGCTGAATTAATACCATTAGACATATATAAAATACTTAGGTAGTTGCTCTAAGATTCTGCGAATAAACAACCCATTTAAGTCTATCATTAAATATAGCATCTCTTTCGCCTTCCATTAGATATTCTTTTCCTGTATACCCACCACCATCAGAATTGTTTATATTAAACATGTTAGGTGTTAATTTGGTATTTTGTGTAGAAACCATAGAATCATTTAATTCTTTGATATTTTTATTAATATCAAATGCTACCATTTTAATTTCTTGTAAAGCTTTATCAAAAATACCATTTGGTTTCATAGCTAAAACATCATCGCTTGGTGCCGTTTGAAATTTGGCATTAGAATTTTGATCAAAAATCAAAGTAGATTTACCTGAAGCTGGTTTGTAAAAATCTTCTACTTTTGTAGTTTGATCTTCACCAAAAGATTTTTCTCTATTTATTTTCATTTTTTCAGCAACTTGATTAAAACTATCCGCCACGGCTTTAACATACTCTTCATCTGTAAAAGAAGAGTTAGCTTCTTGATATTTTTTTATTTTTTCATTTAAAACTTGAAATTCGTCAGCAAGATTATTTGCCATTTTTTCATATGTTTCAAATTTTCCAGTTACAACTTTACCCCAAAAACCATCTTGTTCATCTCTTTTACTAATAGCTTCTTGATAATCTTTATAAGCAGCATCTCTGTTTTTTAATACAATATCTATATTTTCTTGATTAACGTCTGTTTCTTTTATTTGATTCATTCTGGATTTATGTGCTTGTGGGTTTGAAACATCAGATATTTCATCTTCACCAGATCCCTCAAAAGAAACTCCCATAAAATCTGCTATAGATTTTTGCCAAGAAGTAGGAAGCCAACTAAACCAACTTAAAACAGTTTGTCCAACACGCTTTTTGAATGATTGTAAAAAATTGGGCAAATTCATTTGATTTCCTTGCTCGGAAGGAGAATCTGTAACATCAAAAAATGCCAATAATATTGAAGGTAAAGGTCCAAGTAATGGAAACTTTGTCATTTGTTCTAGAGCTTTTCTAGTACCACCAGTATCACCACCAGCAAGACTGTATAAAAGATTCCAAAGACCTGTTACACCTTCTATCATACCACCAATTACTGGTATTTTAATCAACGTTTTATATATGCTTGTTGAAATATCACCCAAAAATCCTAGTTTTGCTTTACTTTCTGCTGCACGATCTCCTGTTCCTCCATATTTCAAATCAAGAAATGCGTTTAAACCTGCTGCGCCCAATGATATTGCTAAACCTAATGGTGCAAGAGGAGTAAAGTATAAAAGATCGGCTAAACCACCAACAAGATCAATTACAGCACCAACATTATCACCCTTTTGAAATCTATCATATGCAAACCCCAAACTTATTAAACCACCAATGACAGGAATGCTTTTTAAAGCAACGATACTTAAACCTTTAAATAAATTTCCAGCCAATCTAGCAAGAAAACTTCCGCTAAATAGACTTGCACCACCTGATGCAATTTTACCAACAGCACCGCCACCAGTTTCGCCAAAAATAGCTTTTAAAACTGAACCAATAGAGTTATCCAAAACATCGGCTATAGATGTAAAAACTTTTCCTTGTATTTTTAAAAGTAAACCACCTGCACCCGTAGCACCCAATGTAAAAAATTTTCCAATAGCTTCAATAAATCCTTCAAACTTATCAAAAAAGTCTAAGTTAATATCAAAGGTTTCTTCCATCCAAGGCTTAATATGTGACTCCCAAAATGTTGAAAGTAACAAAGCACCAACACCACCAATAGCTAAAACTTTTGCCAAAGTTCCTAAAATTCCAGTTCCTTCTGATAAAGCAATTAATTCTTCTTGGTTTGCTAAATATTTTTCACTAAATTCATTTTGTTTTTTTCTCCATTCTTCGTTAGATTTATAATCATATCCAGAAATTTCTTTAAAAATATATTTAAAAAAATCTTTTGTACTATCATCAAAATTAACTGTAGTAATTTTTGATCCAAAAGTTTTTTGCTCTTCGATAGTTGCAGGTTCTATTTCTTTTACTTTATCTGGAAGTGCTTCACTTACAGTAGTATCTTTAAGCTTTTCTTTAGGACTTTCATCATCCATTTCAGGAAAGTCCATAGCCAAGAATTTTTTTAACTTCTTGCGATATTTTTTAAAATCTTCAGCTAAATCATCAGAATCTTTTGATATACCAAAAGGATCGATAATTTTTCTAACATCTTCTGGTTTAAAATTTTTAAGCTGACGAGATAAAGGTTGTATGAATTTATTTTTAAAATCATTGCGAAACTCTTTTACATAGTCAGAATCTTCAGTAAAAAATATACTGGAAACAAAATCTTTAGCATTCAAAGTCCCTTCAATTTGGACTTGTTTTAAGAGATTTTCTAGCTCTGGTGGCATATATAGTACTTATTGTACTATATTATTTTAATTAACTCAAAAACAGCAGACTATCTATAGAAATTACCTTACTATACTCTTTATCGTTTAAAGTTTTTGTGACAGTTAAAATATCATCTAACTCTTTTTTCCATGTAGAAATTTGTTCTAATACTTTTTGAACTAAACCGCTAGGCAGTTTTTCAACAATGGCATTTTTTTGATTGATGGTAATATCGTCTAAAGATATTTCTTGATCATTAATCCAAAGCTTTTTGATGTATTTTGAAGTTTCTCCAATAAAAGCATCCGAAATGATTGTTTGAATTTCTTCGTTGGTTTTAATCTGATCTGCTTTTTTATATTGTTTATTTAAATTTTCGTTATATTCCAATTCTGTTTTAAGGTTTGGTTGACCAATTTCAGCTTGAATTTTTACATTATTATTTTCAATTTTTACGTTTTTTGATGTACTTGTTTTGTAACTTTTAAATTTTTCAACGATTGGCTGAATCTCAATTTTTTCAATTATATTATTTTTTTCGTCAAATATAACTTTGATTTCATTTGAAATTTGATTCTTGAGACTAAGCGCAATAGATGCTTTATCAGCAGCTAAAATTTCATTTAAAACGTTTTTATCATCATCTAATAAATTAGAATGAATAATTTTTGTAAAAATTTTTAAGAACGAACTGTTATAAACAGAATTGTCCATTGCAGCATTTAGTAAATCTTTTTGTTGTTTAGCATCAATTTCTTTGAATTTAAATGCTTTGTTTTTTGATGGTATCCACACTTCAACTTGAAATGTTTCAGATGCTTCATTTAATGCCTTTAATGCATTTTCAAAATCTAATATACTAGTTTCTTCTATTGGGTTTTCAGTCATATAATAATTATGGTGGCGGCATATCTCCGAATTCTGCGGCCAAACTCTTTACATCATTACTAATATTAGTATTATTGGGTAAAAAGTCAACATTACCAGAAGACTTTTCTTGGTTCTTTTTTTGCTGTTCTATAATAGTAAAATATAATTTTCTTTCTGATGGAGATATGTTTAAGACATATTCTGGGTTTAAATTACATGTAGCTAATAGATAAATCTCTTGGTATAAAGACTTTATATCATATGAAAAAAATAATTTTAAATGATCAATAAAACTTAAATTATAAAAATTAAATTTTTGTTTTTTAAAATCACCAACATCAAAGATTTCTGCTTCAAATAAAATTTTTAATCCTTCAATAATTTTTTCTTGTATTTGATTTTTTATTTTTAAATTTAAATTGTCCACTAAATTTGTTTTTTGTTTTATATCAAAATCTTTTAAAATAATTTTTTTGTTTTTAACTTCTATGAATTCAACATATTCTTGAATTGATTCGTTAAAAATTTCATATTGAGATTTATTTTCAATAATCATTTTAGAAAAAAATTCTAAAGATGACAATAAAGGCCAGTTTAATTTTATTTTAATATTTTTATAAAAAATTAAATTGTTTTCTTCTTTTTCTAAAAATTCACTAGCTTGATATAGCTTTAATAGATAATTTTTTAATTCAATTTGAACTTTAGTTTTAGATTTTTGGTTATTATTTAATATTAATTCAATTTTTGAACCAATACTAACCATTCTCAATTTAACTAAAAATAAAATATATTCAATGACATTAATTTGATTTAAAACTGTTTTATCTTCCAAACAATTTTCAATAATTTTTTTTACAAATAAAAAATAATCATATAATGATTCTTTGTCATTAGAGTGAGTAAAATTTGCTTTAGATAAAAATAATTGCTCTTTTGTATTGAGTTCTCTAAAAATTATTTTGTTTTTAGTAAAAGGTAAATCAACACTATAGTTATAAAAAGTCACAAATTAATTTATGGTAAATTAATAGAAATTCCAGTATTCCCATCAGATACAGCATATCTATCATAAACAAATTTTACTTCGCTATATTTTAAACCTTCTTCAGCATAAGAATATGTTTCTCCTTGAATTGATACAGGAGCTAAATTATAAAAACGATAGATTTTTCGAATTCCCATAGGTGAATAAGAACCAGTTTTTGCTAACATAACAACATCAGCATAGTTACATTTGACTCTTTTTGGAGAAAGTGGATCTCTAGCAACTAAACCATAATAACCCACCATTATTAACCAAGGTCTAATAATTAAATCCAAAAATGAAGCGTTTGTTTCTAAAAATGTAACGCTTAAATTTTGATATTTTTCACGATTCGATGCAGTTGCAGGAGGCAAATATCCACCATAAGCTAGTCCTTCGTTTGAAGCGTTTATTGTTTCGCCTGGTAGTTGAACTTGTCTAGTAAAAACACAACCAGTTAAATTACTTGTTTGCCACTGCAAACTACCATCTAACAAATATTTGGTTGCGTTTTGATTATACTCCCAATGAGCTTGAGATTCTTGGTTTCTTAAAACGTTTTGAAAGTCATTAGTTAATGAACCTATTGATGAAAAATCAAAATATAAAAACCATTGACTAGCTAAAGCAATTCCTGTAGGCCAACTGCCTAATAAATCTAAATAATATGAATAAGGACTTTGTCCTGTTTCATTAAATAATGGCATAAGAATATTTATGCCTAGATTAGATTATTATCTAGCCAATCTCCAATATTGATAAGCAAGAGTTGCTTGTTGTTCTAAGATTTCACCAGAACTTGTAAGATTTACAGCCAAATCTCCAATAGATTGACAGTAACAACCAAACAAAGTATAGGTTCTTAATGGGTTACCTTCTTTATCAATCAAAACTAAAGTTGTTTGATTTGAAGCGTCTTTACTTGGAATATTATAAGCACCAGTACTTGTTGAATCATCAAATACTTGAGTTGTCCAATCTTCAAACTTTCTGCGAACAGAAAGACTTGATGGAACTCTAAATGTTACTTGCCAAGCACCACTGTTTGGATAGTTTGCTGTACCTGGAACGTTAAACACAAGTCCCATAAATGGAACTGTAACGTTTGTAATTGCACGTCCTGGTAATGTTGTACTAGTAATATATACTAATTCGTTGGTTGTGAATCTTACTCCTCCGAGAGAAATTACACGAAATAAATTTTGACGAGCAAAATCATTTGCGATTGCTGTATCGTAGAAGTTTTCGATGCCTTGTGTGTCTAATAATCCTGCCATAATGTTATTAATATTTATCTTTAAGATCTATCATTATTATCCAATAAGTTCAGAAAATTCTATTCCTGTTCTTGTTGCTATGAAGTCTGCCAAGATATATTCAGCAGTTCTTACTGGTTTGATATAAATTGAAATTCTGAGTTCATTATTATCAATTACATCTGGTGTATTGTTTCTTTCATCACAAACCAGTTGATAGTCATATAAACCATCATTAAGTTTAGCTTGATCAAACAGTGGTAATAAAGCACCCTTGAGTCTGTTTCTTGTTGCAAAAGAGTTTTGTTCAAACACGAAGTATTTTAACAATTCTTGTGTTTGTTTTTCAAGAACCAAGAACAATCTACGAACGTTAATTCGATCAAATGCTGATGGTTGACGATATAAGGTTTTTTGTCCAAAAATTACATAACCGTCATTCTTAAAGAATGCAACAGGGTTGATGTTAATTTTGTATAATAAATCTCTTTGTTTTTGTGTTGGATTTACGGCCAAGTCACTAACCCCTAAGAGTGTTCCCCTACTAAAACCAGCAGGAGCAATCCAAGGATATGATTCTTGAGATACCGATGCCATAATTGCTGCGGCATAACCAGACATTGGAACCCAAACATTTTTATCAATAAATGGATCGTTTGTGCTTACCCAGTTTCCGTATGTTGTAACATAACTACTTTGAATAAATCCAAAAAGATTTTTCAAAGGCCAGTAAACATCATTTGAAAAGACATAATCTGTTTTATCAGATATTCTAGCGTTTTCACCTTGAATAAATATATTTCTTAATGGGTCTGCAATAAACAAATGATTCTTTTTAGTTTGATCTGCAAACACTACAAATTGATTTACAATATCAGTATATGCTTGATATACTTGACCAGTAGGAAGAGAATTATCTTTAGAAGATAATCCAGCCAAATCTATATTATAATTTTCATCAAATATACCTTGATCGGTAAGCATTTCTTCGTTTCTTCCTTTGGTTGCGGCCCAAATTGTTCCTAAACCTGCTTCTGCAACAATATCAACATTGATAGTATCGTCATTTTCAAGTTTTCTAAGAATTCTTTGAAGTTTTTGTGGAACATTTCCAACATCTTTAGATTTAAAATCTGTATCTGATGCATATACACCAGTTGAATAAAGATTTTTTGCTGCATTAGTCACACGAACTTTTTTGGCTGGTTGTCCAGTATTTGTTGTCCAAGCTCCTCTAGTAGAAACATAAGGATTAGTAAATGTTTTTATTAAGTTAGATTGTTTGTTGACAACAGTATCAATAAAGAAACTACTTGCTGGTCCACCGTTTGGATTGTTTTGTGTTCTTCTTTCATATAAAGAACCTGTAAATCCTTCTGATACTCCATAATCTAAAGTAACAGTATCTTGATTATATTGAGAAGTTTTAATTCTGAATACCATCAATACTAAACTGTCATCGAAAGCGTTACCATCAAAGTTATAATCTTTAGGATAATTTTCAATTACTTTGGATATACTTGTTCCTCCAAATGATGAAAATGATTGATTTAAAGTAAATTTCAATCTACTTGATGGAATTGTTGTAAATGTTTGTTGTACACCATTAATTGCATTAACAGATTTTATAGAAGTTACGGCATTGAAATCTGTTGAAGGATTGATTTCTGAGTTATCTGTTAAACTAACATAGTATCCTTCAAAAAGATTATTAACAGTAGTTTTAGCAGAGTTTAAAACAACCAAACCAGCCTTACCGATGTCTGCAAAACTTGTAATAGTTTGGTCGTTGGAATATGTAGAACTCCAAGTAATATTATTTTCTGTTAAAGTTTTATATTCTGCATCTGAAAGAAGCATGGAAACAGGCTCTCTCAAGTTAAATTCTGTAGCACCTTCATATGTAGGAGCATTTGCAGAAAGTTGATAAACCAAAGCACTATATGTGTTTGCATAACCTTCTCCAGAACCAGAACCATAAGGAACTCTGGATACTAATACATTAGCTGGAGAAGATAAAAGTAATTGTTTTGCTGAGTGATAAAGGTATCTCTCAGCAGCATTTTTTGGTGTTCCATAAACTTGCTCAAATTCAGATAAACTTGTGATATTAACAATGTCTTCTGTTGGTCCTTGATCAGCAAATCCTGTGATTAAAACATCAGTTGATCCAGATGGTCTAGAAATAATACTGATGTCTTCTTCGTTAATTTGTACGCCTGGTGATGCTAATGTGATTTCTGCCATAATTTTATACTACTATTTATCTTTATTTTTCCCATTTTTTCAAAATTGTTTTTGATTTGTTTTAGATTTACTTTAGACTAAGTATATACATGAATAGCTTTGATTTAAAGGTTTCTACACTTTTAGAAGAAGCCGCACGTTGTACAAAAGTTACAGGAAAAACATCATCCACATCAAAAGGTAAAAAATGGATGAAATGTGTTAAAAACCCAAAAGGTGGATATAAAAGAATTCACTGGGGACAAAAAGGTGTACGTGTAACAGGAAAATCTGGAAACACAAAACGAAAAAAATCTTTTCGCGCTAGACATAAATGTTCTAGTGCAAAACCAGGCACACCACGCTACCAAGCTTGCAAAGATTGGTAATTAAAAATATGAATACAAAATTCGACAAAGTTCTTCATTCTTTTATTGAAGAAAACATAACAATAGATCAAAAACGAATAGCAGACGATATCAAACGAGTTGCAGCATCATTACCAGCAGCAACAAAAGCTGCATTTGGAGCAACCTCTGATGCTATGGCTTCTGCAACAGAAACAGATCCAATTGAAGCCGATTTTTTAAAACTTTCGAAATATAAAGATATATCTGATGAAGAAAAAACAAAAATTTTAATGAGTTTAATTGCAAAAAAAGCACTACCTGATGTTACTGGTAAAATGGAAAAAAATAATCAACAACAAAATTCAGAAGAAGAATCGGAAGAAAATCAAACACAATCTACTGAAAAACCAAAGCAATCATCTTTCACCTATAGTGCTCCATCATTTCAATAAAATTTAAAATGTCTAAAAAGAAAAGCCGTACCCGTACCAAAGACGAAAAAGTTTCCGTTGATAAAAAAATGGAAAGAACTAAAGATACATCTCCCTATGTTTTTCAAAGAGATAAAGTAGCCTTTGATTTTACAATTAAAGAATTACCTTGGACAGAAAAACAAAAACAATTAATTGAAATTCTTTTGGATAAAGATACTAGATGTGTATTTGTCGAAGGACCAGCAGGTGTTTCCAAAACAATCACTGCTGTTTATGCTGCGTTAAATTTATTAAAAAATAAAAAAGTATCTGATATAGTCTTTGTAAGAAGTGCAGTTGAAAGTGCAGACAGTAAAATTGGTTATTTACCAGGAACGATTGACGAAAAATTTGAGGCATACATGGTTCCTTTTATGGAAAAGTTAGAAGAGCTTCTCGATAAAGCATCAATTAATAGATTAAGAAACGATGAAAGATTTAATGCAACTCCAGTGAATTATATTCGTGGTTTACATTGGGCAACAAAATGTGTAATTGTCGATGAATGCCAAAACATCAGTTTTAGAGAACTGATTACAACAATTACAAGAATGGGTGAATTTTCAAAAATTATTTTTTGTGGAGATCCTATGCAATCAGATTTACCGGAAAATAAAGCTGGTGGTTTTTCTAGAATATGTGATATATTTGCAGATGAAGAATCTAAAAAATTTGGAATTCATCATTTCGAATTTACAAAAGAAGATATTGTAAGATCTGAATTTGTAAAGTTTGTTGTAGAAAAATTAGAAAACGAAAAAAATACTTGGAAACCTTCCAATAATAAGTAAATATAAATATGAATAATAAACCACAATATTTAGCCGTGGAAAATAGACCAATCGCTTGCAGTTTTTGCGGAGCACATATTAACGGAAGAATTACAGATAAACAAGATTCTTCTAGTAAAGAAACTATAAAAGAATGTAGGTGGGTATGTGGTAGATGCGGAAATTTAGTTAAAATTGGTGTAGTTAAGTAATGAATCTTGAAGGATTAATAGAAGAAGTATACGATCAAGGTCCACAAAGATATGGTGGATTTAATTCTGCACCAAGAAAAGATTTTGCCCCACTCCCATCAAAAGATGGTTATAACTATCCATATCAACAAAACCCACCATTAAGCAATTTAACAACACCACCGCCAGAAGGACCAGTTGCTTATCCTTGGCCATTACAAACAATTGTAGATGATCTTAGTGATAGTTTTGTTTGTTTATTAAATGCAGCAAGTAAAATAGCCGATTGTGCCAAGAACAACCCATCAATAGATAATAAACAACAAAATGAACTTTTTGAGTTTTATAAATCTTCAAAGCAAGCTTTAGAAATTATTAAAAACATTGGAACTGGTATAGGAAATGTTGTTAATATGTCAGAAGGACAACCTTCACAAAATCCTGTTGCTCAACAAATTGTACAAAAAAACGAAACATTACCACAAGCAGGGGATATAGTTAAAATCAAAATTCCATAATTTTAGTTGACATTTTTATTATTTTTTGGTAATGTTTAAAAATGAAAATTTTAAAAATACCAAACAATTTAATTAAATCTACTGGTATTGTTGTTTTTATTTCTTTGTTGGGAGGTTTATCTTTTTATTTGATTGGATATAGCTTTTGGTCTGCTTTTATTTTATTTTTTGTGTTTCAGTATATTATTTTTTCTTTTGTTGGAAATTTAATTAACAGTTATTTTTTACAAAAAACAAAACAAAAAGAACTAGAATCTTTAGAACCATTATCCACTCTTTTAGAGTGTGCATATTGTAATAAACCAAACATCATGACCTTTTTCCCAAACGATAATGAAATGTTAGAAATGGAATGTGCATCTTGTAAAAAGAAAAATTCAATAAGAATTCAATTTGTTGTTGCTAGATTAACAGAACCATTGAATATTCCTAACGTTACTGGCATTCCTTTAATAGAAAACAAAGAATAAAAAAAATATGTTAAATAAAAATAAAAATTGGAATCAAATCCACAAAGAAGCTTTATTATGGTCTAAATGGATGTCTTTATATGAAGCAGTTAATATGATTGCAGATAAAGCTGAAGAAAAAAATATTCCTTTTCAAAAAGTAGAAATCAAACCATTGGCTGTTTATAAATATATGGAATCAACAGAAAATATCTTTTTAAGAAAAATCTTAAAACAAGAATATAACATAGATGTTTGTTTTAATGAAATTCCAGAATTAAATCCTACACCAGAAAATTTTAAACCAGAAAAGGTTTTTTAGTATTCTCCATATACAGAAGTGTTACTACAAGGATTATCTTCTAAATAATCAAAATTAAGTTTTGATGCCTCTTCAGTTGTATCGTTATCATCAATTGGAGTATTTCCTTGACCAGCACCAGGACTTCCAGTTTCATACGAGTAATCGTAACGTCTAGCTTTGAAAAACCACACATAATGCCCTGCAATTGGGTTATATTGAAATTCATCAATTACTTCTGTTATTTCATACACAGTTGCTCCTCTTCGTGGATAATTTAATCTATCAGAACCAAATTCAGATAACATCATCAAATCTCCAGGTTTTGGTTCAGAAGAAAGACCATAATATGCTGTAAAAGTTTTTGGATGAATAACTCCTGTCATATCACTATCAGCAATTATTCCAAATTTTGATAAAAGGTAAGAATCATTATTTAAATTTAACAGAACAACCATGTCATTTGGCGCACCAAATCCTGCTCCTATGTTTTCTCCATAAAACTGATACGCACTGGACAAAGTTGTTTGGTTAGTATAATAAGAAACTTCTTGTCCATATATATTAATTTGTTCATACCACCAATTAGAAAAATTTTTTCTTTCTTGGTGGTTTATTTTTTTATTTAAAAATCTTAACTTTTCCATTTTATTCGGTTGGTATTAAAATATAAACATTTGGAGAAACTAACTGTAAAGATACTGGAAGCTGTTTAATGCTTTTGATCGGTTCTTCAGGAGTAGGATTTATACCATTATACGCTTTCATAATATCACTCGCTTCCGTAGGAGTTAGTGGTACTTTCTTTTTTTGGTTTAAACATTGTGTAACTTTAGGATGAAGATGTTTTTTTTCGGTGTGAGTTTTTGCGACCAAATAAGGATTTTTACGATCTAATCCTGACCCAACAATTCTACTCACCGTTTGATGATGAGCAGTTCCCGAATTGGGACTTAAAAGGTTTTTTTCTTTTTGACTTAATCCTAAATATTTTTTAAAGCTGAGATCCATTTCTATATACTTACAAACAAAAAACCCCGCGAAAGCGGGGTTTTTTTAATTTATTTCTTATTTAATTATTTGTTATCGAACAGTGTTTTTCCAACATGAACTGCACCAACGTCTTGTTTCTTACTTTGAAGTTTTTTGATTGCTGGTTCTGTGGAATGTTGTTTTAATTCACCATCAGCATCCTTTGCTCCTTTTGAGGTTTCTGCGTTCTTACTTGTAACTGGAACAGCACCCTTTACAACTTTATTTGATGGGTTATTCATTCCTTTGTTGAGTTTTTCACAATCAACCAAAGCATGTCCTACGATTTCAGCTTCTACGGCTTCTTCTTTGACTTCGTCTTCTTCTCCCATTTCTTCCATTTCATTACCTTCTTCTTCTCCCATTTCTTCCATTTCATCGCTTTCTTCAGCTTCTTCTGTTGAAAGAACTCCACCTAAAAGATCATAAAGTTTTTGTGCTGTTTCACGATCCATTGAAATTGAGATTTCTTCTGAAGATTCTTCTTCTGTTTCATCATCAAATTCTTCTAAACCATTATCGGTTGAATCAGCATCAAATGTTGAATCAGGTTGAAGTGAATTATCTTCTGTTGAAAAATTAAATGCTTCTTCTTCTTGAAGAATTTTATTGTAAAGAACATCAAATGGATTACTATATGATGATTTTTCTAATTTTTTAGTTTGACCATCAGAATTTTTTACACTGTGTTCTTTGTCTTCTTTGGCTTTTTCCATTTCACCATCTGCGTTTTCTGTTGCAGAATTTGGTTCAATGTCTTTTGCATTTTTTTCTGATTCAGCATCACCAAAGGTTTTGCCTACTTGTTTTTTTGTTTCAGGTGCAATACCAGAAGATGTTTCTTCTTCGATTACTTTTAAATATGCATTTGCTAATGGATCGTTCATCATAATGTTATAATATTATTTACCCTTGTTTATTTCCATTTCTATAAAAAAATTATTTCTTTTTATAACCACTTTTTTTCTTAACTGATTTTACGCAACTTTCAAAACCTTCTGGGTTTTCTTTTTTTCCACCAGTTGACTTATTACAAACAGCCCAAGGATTTACTTTTTTTGATTCCATTTTGATCGATTCTGGTTCTTCCATATTATCGATATCATTAATATCAAACTCTTCAGATTGACCGCCTGATTCATATTCTTCTACTTGAGAAACATCTTGAATATTATCTGTCACTACTGCAATTTTTTCTAATTGCCAAGGTTCTAAACGTGCTCCAGATTCTAAAGAATCTAAAAGGGATTTTGCATGTTTGCAAATAGCATAAAGATTTGATTTAGCCATAGCTTCTTCTTCTCTTTCTGCTAAATGGTCACAGGAAAATGGTTGATCTTGTGGCATATCCATTTCAGCACTATCTTTCGATAAAACGCTTGAATATGCATTTTCTAATAAAATTTGGTCTTTGCTTCTCATTAAAACTATTTATAGTCTTCGATCAACATTTCGGATTCTTTTTGAAGACGTAATGTTTCCATAAGCTCATAATTTTGTTTATTTGCAACCCAAACAATGTAAGATTTAGGAACTTTAAACGGAGAATTTTTTTCAATAATATATTGATAAAGATTCAACTGAAGACTGTATTTGATATATTCACAATGAGACAAGTAATTTATGGGTTTTAAAAAAGTTTGATCTCTAGGATTTTTCTTTTTAATTTCTTTGTTTGTTTTATAATCAAAAATAACAAGTTCTTTTGTTTTTTTATTATATGAAAGATTGTCGATAGTTCCACAAATACCAGATTCTTCATCACCAACCACAAATTCAGATTTTATCAAAATATGATCTTTTTTCCACCAATCATAAAAATTTAAAAAATTTTTAATTAGATGAGCAAGTTCTTTATAGTATTCGTTTATAGATGTTTCTTTATTAAAGAACTTTGTATTAGAATCATAAAAACTTTTTAATGCTTCTACATTTATTGTTAATTGTTTTCTATTAAAATAATTTTCAACAAATAAATGAAACTCTGATCCTTTGTGACAAGAATAATTTTTTGCGAATTCCCATTCGGATAAAACTTGCTCTACTGATTTTTGATCTCTTTCAGCAACATATTCTGCAATTTTTTGAGATTCGAAAGGTTTCTCGAATGCTTTTAATAAACCAGAAACAGATTCTTTAGCAGGTTTATCTTTGATTGTGTATGTATGATTTTTATCAAAAAATTTTATGTGAGAGAAAGAATCCTCCAATAAAATTAAATCATCAAACTCCAAATCCAATTTGTTTGGATTTTTCTTTTTTAGTGTCTCCATAAAATTCTGTTTCTTTTTCTAGATTATAAATTTCACTTAAAGTCATCGGTTTATTGATTTTTTCATCAATAATCTTTTTTGAATATTTTAATTTTTTCCCTAATTTTTTTGCATCTTCTTCGCTTAAAGCAGTAAACTCATAATCCATTTGAAGACGGCCTTTTCTTTTTAAAGCATCATCAACATCTTGTTTTGGACAATTATAAGTTACAATAACTGATGTTTTAAGAATATCACTTAAAATACCATCAGATAGATTTAAAAGAGAAGATACGGCTGAAGAATCCATACCATCACCAAGTCTTTTAAGAATGGCTTTTTCAGCATCTTCCAAGATAATAACGGAATTAGGTTTTTGGATAAGAGTATGCAAACAATTAGGATCGGATGTAAAATATTCGATCATTGTTGTTGGTATATAAATAAAATCTCTTTTTACTTGTCCTGCCAAGTATTTGATATACGTTGTTTTACCTGTACCTGGCAAACCATGAAACATGAACAATCCGTTTGGTTTTTCTTCTAAACGTTCTTTAATTTTTTTATCTACTTCAATAAAGTTTTTTCCATAATTTGATTCTAAATCAAGATTATCTGGCAAATTGATAGCAATTGGTTCAAAATTATAATCACCGTATTGGTTTTTTATAAACAAATGAACCTTTACTTCTTGTGTGTCACTAAGAGCGAATTGAGTAAAATCCTTTAAAGGATATTCTTTTAAATTGGCAGGACCGATAATATTCAAAGTAAAGGTTTTAGAGTCTTTCTTTTTATCTTTAATTTGAATTCTAGATAAAAACTCTAGATCATCATCAAAAAATTCACTGTTAACATTTTTAATATTAAGTTTTACAAAAATATCCTTGTATTTAAAAAGAAAAAATCCACCATGAGTTTTTTCGATTTCGCCAACCAAAATATTTTCCAGCTTTCCAGTATTATAAAAATTGATAAGTTGACCATGCTCAAACAAATAATCCAAAATACCAGAACTAAAAACAGTTTCTAAATTATAAAAACAAGGCGCATACCCATAATGGTTTGTAATAAAATTTTTTAAAGGAAATTCATTACCCATATCTGGTTTGTAAAACTCGCCATTTTTAGGTATTTGAAAAACATTTTTACTTTTTAACGAAATCATAAAAGTAGTTTAGCATCTATAAACAGAAAAGCAATAAATAAATTGACTTTTCATCAAAAAAGGAGATAATTCAAAATATGAAATATGTTTTTGCATTACTTTTAGTTTTAATATATTTGATTTTTGGTCCAATGTTGTTTATATGGAGTTTAAATACGTTGTTCAATATGAACATTTTATACACATTTGATACTTGGATCGCAAGTTATATATTTTTGGTAATACTGAACATAGCTGTTAATCCCCATACAAAAATCGTCCAAATCCGCGATGATAAGTATAAAGATGAAAAAGCTGACCAAAAGACAACTGAATCAAATACATAACAGATGTTTAAATTTGATTAGAAGAAAACCACCAACTTTTTTTATTTTTAGAAAGTTGAGTGGTTATTATGGTGTATGTGATTATGAAAACGATGTTGTTGAATTAGATCCTCGTAGAGATGTAGTCAGAACAGCATATCATGAATGTGTACATTATTTGTATCCTAACTGGTCGGAAACACAAGTTTTATATGCAGAATCGCGTTTAATAAATGTGTTATCAGTTTTGGATGTTGCTCTTTTTTTAAAATATCTTTCTGACAAATTATATAAGAGCGAACTTAAAAAAGTTTGTTTAGAAAAAAGAAAAAAGAAAAAGAAAAAAATTTACAAAAACAGTAAAAGATGATATATTGATTATTGTAAAAATTATCTAATTAAAAATATGGAAAAAATTATTTCGGATTCGTTTGTTAAAAAATATTCTAACAAAAAAACTAATTGGGGTTTCAATGGACTTGGTTATATTGTTTATAAAAGAACATATGCTCGTTTAAAAGACGATGGACAAAAAGAAGAGTGGCATGAAACAATTCAACGTTGCATTAACGGAGCACAAAAACTAGGTGCAGATTATACACAAGAAGAAGCCGAAAGACTGTTCGATCATATTTTCAACTTGCGTTGCAATTATGCAGGAAGAATGCTTTGGCAATTAGGAACAAACACAGTTGAGCGTTTTGGAGCAAATTCTTTATTGAATTGTTGGAATGTGTCTATGAACGAACCAAAAGCATTTTTGTTTTTATTTGAAAACTTAATGCTTGGTGGTGGTGTCGGATTTTCTATTCGTAGAGAAGATATTCACGAACTTCCTAAAATTAAAAAAGGTGTAACGATTACACATGAATGTACAAAAGATGCAAAGTTTATTATTCCAGATA